ATGGGAAGAGCGTGTAGAATGGACAAAAGACAATATGCCTTACTTAGAGGATGGAATTGGTATTGCAAAGAAAAGCTTATTATTTGCAAAGGCAGTTAATGCACTACGTTTAGTTCAAGCTTATAAACACTTCTTATACATAGTTCTTTAGAACTATTATGATAGATGTCATACAAGTCTGATTCACAAAGAACAAACAGTAAATCTGCTGCTGTTTTAATCCCATCAATATCTTCTTCATACTTCAGAGAAGGATAAATAGCACCACATACAGCTTGAATAGACTGTGATTCTGAACCAAGACAAGCTATTAATATATCTATTACTAACTCATCACCACTGATAACATCATTGTATAAATGGTCTATCAAATGAGTCACTCTTACTCCTCTTGAATAGAGGTATTCTTTACTCAAGAAGTCAGCAAGTAACTGTTTACACATAGTAATCTTACCATCAAGATTACGTTCAATGTCTTCCCTGACAAGTCTACGAATGTTCTTTTTACTAAAAGATTCTTCATTTTGAATCTGTTCTAACCTGTCTAACATATTGTTACTCCATCAAGATGATCACATTCATGTTGTACTATATAAGCAGCTAAACCAGATAACTTTAACTCTACATACGGGTGTAATAGTTCATTTTGGTAATGTACAGAAATTCTATGTAATCTCTGTTTCTTAACATATTTATCTGGAAAAGATAAACATCCTTCTTTAGATAGTCTCTTTTCTGTACCATGTTTAAAGGTAATATATGGATTAATCATAGGTATCCATACACCATTAATCTTACATAGAATTATTCTCTTTAATACTCCTATTTGAGGTGCAGCAATACCTACTGCTGTAGGTGTTAAGTTATCTTTTAATTCTTGGATAAGAGCATATACATCATTAGAATCAGTAACTTGTTCTGATACTTCATGGATTACAACATTTGTTAGCATTAGCTATCTCCTAATTAGTGGAAAGAAGCGGTCGTTAGACCGCTATCTACTTACTTACTATCTCTCAATACGATAATAAGATTGTGTGAACTGACTCACAAATACTAAATCATCAATAATGAACTCATGTAATCCTGATTTGTATTTACCAATAACTCTAACTACCCATTTATCTATAGTAGCTTCAATAACTTTTACATCTGTAAAAGTACAGTCGCTTGAATATGTATCTGTAATCATTTTAACTAAATCATCTTCTACACACTGAACAATATTATTATGTTTCATGGTTTTAACTCCAAAAAGGTTGAGAACAAAGGGTAGATTTACCAACACACAAAATGCTTTTAAATCAAACAAAACAAAGTGTTGAGAGTGATAAGGACTATCACACCACTACATAAAATGCTTTTTAGTTTACCAATTCACACTCATAATAAGTGGAAGGTTTGTTGTTAATTTGTAATTCACTTGGAGCTGTTAAAGTACAATGAATATTTGCAGGGAAAGTAATTGGACTATCGGAGTGGAAACTAAAGGGAGTTTGTTGATAAGGAGCAAACAAAATTGTTGCTTTTGGGTTAGACATACAGATTAAATTATTCATAGTAAATACCGAGTAAGTGATAAAAAGGACTATCTAATAAGAAGTGAATAACACAATATATTAGAGCTTTGGGAGTGAACAGGACGAAGTCCTGTTTGCTGATAAGAAAAACAAAGGCTACAACCCATAAGGGAAGTAGCCAATAGTTTAGAAGTTGATGATGTCTGTGATGTCGTCCACAGGAGTTGCATCAGTGAAGTGAGCAGTACCACATTGGATAGCTAACAGTGATGAAGCTGAGTAACCAGATAAGATACCTAACACGGTATTTGAAGGATTACGAACAACGGCAAATGCTTTACCATTTTTATTCCTTCCTTCAGACACAACCAGTTTGGTTTGTTTATCAGCATCATTCAGTGCAACCAGCAGTCTTTGAAACTGATTTGGATTGATATGATTTGACATTGAGAAGAATCCCAATTGAGAACCGTCATTTGCATTAATGAAAGCTTGTGGAGCTGCGTTTGTAGTTGAGTTAGCTACTACTGGAGCTTTTTGTTCTTCGTACATGATATTCACCTTTAAGTTATAATTGTGGACAGATTTATCCTACTACATAAAATGCTTTTAAATCTTAAGTAAACACTTGCTAGAAGATAACAAGTGTTTTACCAATCAGATTAACCCACATTCCTTAAGTGCATAAGTGTAAGCATTTGCTTCTCTTTTAAGACGTTCAGCTTCTTCTTTTTGATAAGCTTCACGAATGAGTTGTTGTTCACGGAAGAAGAGTCTACGACTCTCTTCACGCTCAGTTAATTGTTTCTTGAACTCTGACATGGTATTTTTCCTAAAACGTCATAAATCGAAGATTTGACACCTTAATGAAGGTGTTTGATAACAAGATAAACCAAGAGAAGTAATAATGGAATGAGTAACCCTAAATTCTCATTAGGTGGTCTTTTATTATCGCATTGGATAATAAGATTTTCATTAAATTTATACATAAATACTCCTAAATACACGTCCATGTGTATTGTTAAGTTAAAGTTCTACAACAGCAACTTGGATAAGTCTATCTGCCATAGCTTGAGCTTCTTTATAAGTATCAAATGTAACAGCTTCCTCTGAAGATACTTTTGAAGTAAACCTCAATGTTTCTGGATTGAGTTCAGTAATAAACTCATCATAAAGTGTTTGTAATGCGTACATATTGTTCTCCTTAATAAGATGATTGTTCTATTTCTCTAGCTTGGTTTAAGTTCTGAGCATCAACACCATAGTATTTAATTACAGTTTTGATACCAGCTTTCTTAGCAATATCAATCATGTGACCAGTACCTTTACTAGAACCATCATAATAGATTAATACTAAATCTGGTTTACCTTCATCAAGCATTTGTTGATTACGTTTGTATCCAGCAGATTTACCATAAAGATTCCAATTAGCAGGAAAAGCATGGACGTGAATACCTTCATAAGCACCATAATCACAACCTAAACTATCTGCTCCTCTAGCCATACCACTAATAATGGTAGTTGGTTTAAGAGCATCTAAATCAGACTTAAGACGATCATAATCATCAAAGTCTCTACCACCAGCAACTAATATTTTCATAACACATACTCCAAGTTAAGTTAATTTTCATCACATAAAATGCTTTTAACGCTCAGAGAACTCCGTCTTAATGACTTCGTTCTCTTTCGCTAATTACATTGTTAAAGTTCTAGCATCAACCCATTCACCATTGACATAGGTCATTGTTTTCTTTTCAGGTTTGTCATCATACAAGTCATGCCACAACTGTACTGTCCATAGAAAGTCATTAGCATTAACTTTCTTTCCTTTAAACTCATAGTAGTGAGCAAATGGAAGATCATTAGCTAATAACATTTCTTTAATAGCAGGATGTTGTTCAAGCTTAGCAATATAGATTTCTTTAAGTTCTTCAATAGAAGGATTACTTAAATTAGTTTCAGTGTTGTTTGCACGATAGAACTGTTTAGCTTTAAAGCCAATCAAGTTCTTATATACATCATCCTTGGTTTTAAACCAATACCACCAAGATTCAACTGATTGAAATGTTCCATCTTTAGTGGTGAAAGGAGTGTGAGCAAAATTACTGAGTGAACGTCCTAACACAGTTTTTGCTTGTGAATAGACGTTGATGTGAGTGACACCATCATCTTGTTGATTTACATTGTTTGAAGCTTTCATAATAATCACCGTTTTGTTATTGTTGTGGAATATTCCAATACATAGAATGCTTTTAAGCTTTTAAACCAAGTGTGTTTAGAGTGGTTGGTAACAACCACATTAGACTATCTTTGAGGTAAACATTAAAGACTTAAACCATGAAGGAATAAGTCTTTTTGTTTTATAGACCTAAGATTGGGTTAGGATAATAGTCTGGACGTAAAGTGTACTCACAATCGTACCAACAACAAATTGCTTCAGCATCATCAAAACAATCTATTATAGATTGTAAATAAGGAATTTCTTTTCCAAGAGTTTGTTGAATGTTATTAGCACGAGCAATAATAGCTTGTTCTTGTTCAGTTAAAGTATTCATAATAATTCTCCAATAAGCTAAGGTTTATCTATTACATAGAATGCTTTTAAAAGTTTAAAAATAGACTTCTTAAAAGTAAAGAGAAGTTCTCTTTTGGTAATTTAGTGGTGGAACACCACATTGAATTTAAAAACATAACTACTCTATGAAAGAGTAGTTTTTTGTTTTATCTTGCCTTGCCAGCATAACCTGCTGCATCAGCTAAAGCATTATCTCTAGCATTTGTCAGAGTCCATTGCGTAATGTTATTACGAATTTCTTCTTCACAAGCTACAGCATAATGAAAGTAATCTTCTGAAGAAAGATTAGCTTCTTTAGCTTGTTGTAAACTCTTAAACAAACCGTGTTGTTGTTTGAGTTCATTACCACGTTCAAGATTTGCATTCATGATACTTCTCCTATAAGTATTATACGAAGTGTATAATTTCTATTACATAAAATGCTTTTATGTTTTATAAAACAATAGTGTTTAGGTAAAGTTTAGTTTATAGATATAGTATTGAATCAACATTAATTTTTACAAATAAATACAAATACCTATATTCTTACCTCTATTGTTTACTGTACGTTGATAATACTAATATTCTTCCTATTAATGACTAAGGTTATTAAGACTATCTTATTGTTTTACATACATAACATATATTAACTTGGTTTAATACTTTACTTTTACTCTAAAATATGGTATTTATACTACATTGTATTTGTATCATTCAAACACAAACGTCTTATTAAATATTTAATAATTAAGATGAACCATAACTGATTGGACTCGTTAAGACGTTTGAACTGTTTGACTGACACAAACACAACGTAGTATAAATACTTCAACTTAAGGGTCTATCCCTATCTTATATTTGACTATCTTGACTGTGTGCTTTATGTGTAGCTTTAAGAAAAGCTAAAGACTCAATACCAATTAAGGTACTGAGTCTTTTTTGTTTTCACCAAGTAGCTTGTGGAATAGCTACTTTGTTATACTCATCTAATCTTATTACAGATGATGAATTATTAAACACTAATGCACAAGCATCCTCTTCAGATACAGCATCAAAGTTATCATAATCAATGATAACTACTGATTCCATCCAAGGATACTCACCTGATAATACATCTTCAACTGGAAAGGTTAATTTATCCTCTTCAGTTAAAGAAATATTTTTAAACAATAAAGCTTTCATAACACTCTCCTGATCAGGGAATAGAACGAAATTGTTCTATTACATTAAATGCTTTAATATGAAAAACATAAGCTACTCCGAAGAGTAGCTATTTGTTTAATCATCCTGATGTTCTTCATTCCAAGTATTTAACCATTCATTATCACTCTCAAGTGATAGCTCTTCTTCATCATAACTGATGACTTCGATTGTTCCATCGGTATTAACTATATATGTCATGACACTTCACCTATTGTTATTATTGGAATATTCCATTACATTAAATGCTCTTTATTTAAAAACTAAAGACTCATACCGAAGTATGAGTCAATGTTATTAGTCGATAGACTCGAATGCAGATTGCATATCCTTGTAAGCTTGAAGGATTGCAGCTTTATCACGAGATGTAACAGCATCTTTAGCATCAGCTTTAACAATTTCACGATAAGATTGTTTTAACTCCAATAAAGCAAGTTGATCTTGTCGTATGTCATCAGCATAGTCAGCACCATAAGCAAACAGTGAATCAACAGCAGTGATACCATTAACAGCAGCAGATGCAGATTTAGCAATAACCTTACCTGCTGAATCAGCAACTAAAGGTAATAAAGTTACAGTTTGGTTTAACGCAGAAGAGAAAGCACTCATTGTAATACTCCTAATAGGATTAACATCATGTTCATGACACATGATGAGACACATGAATTGTATCTACTACATTAAATGCTCTTCATAGATAGCTCTATATGCTATGAGGATGACGTATACTCAACGATAAGAGTTGAGCAATGCAATCGTATAGGTTATGACTAATGGTGGGGTGTATTCTCAAATACGAGATTGAGACTTTAGTACGGGGGGATGTTCTAGTCTGTGACTAAACTGAGGTAGTGTAATAGAGTAGTACATAATTTATAAAAATCTGGTAAACTTTTTCTAAAATAAAATTTTAAATAGGAATGCACTAATGGAAATTACTTTTGATGATTACCCTGAATGGGATATAGAAGATTTTATAGATGAACCTTGCTCTAACTGTGGAAGACAAAGAGTATTTAAATGTACTAATGGTAAACATAGGTGTGAAAAGTGTAATTGTGTAGAAGAAGATAAAGAATACTGTGAAGCTCCTCTAGTGTAATGAACTCATACATAATTTATGTAATTTTTAAAAACTTTTTGATTTCAATAAGTGCTGGACTATCTCTACTTTTAGGATTTATACTATAGCTATACTAAATAGTAAGGAATTTTTATGAATAAACCAAATTGGATTGATGCACCTTCTACTGCAAAATACTTAGCTCAGACATATGAAGGTATGTGGATATGGCTAGAAGTATCACCTTACATGATGTCTGATATAAACCAAGAAACAATTGAAACTAAACCTAAAAATATAAAACAGTAAGGAATAGATATGAATAAATTAAGTAATAAATCATTATCTAAATTAGAAGGAGTTAATCTTTCATTAGTTAATGTTGTTAAGAGAGCTATTGAATTATCCTCTGTAGACTTTGGTGTTACTGAAGGTTTAAGAACAGTTGAAAGACAGAGGATGTTATTTAATGCTGGTAAGTCTCAAACTATGAAGAGTAAACATATTGTAGGTAGAGCAGTAGATTTAGTAGCTTGGATTAATGGTTCTATTTCTTGGGATTGGAAATGGTATATTGAGATTGATAAAGCTATGAAACAAGCTGCTAAAGATTTAGGTGTAGAAATTGAATGGGGTGGAGAGTGGAAGACTTTGAAAGACGGTGTTCACTTTCAACTTAAGGATTAATTATGAATATAACTAAAGCAATAACAGTTTGTAGTAACCACTTAAAATGGAGTAAGACAGGTAATCATATTAAATATGAAGAATTAAATACTCCTTTATTTCAGTTAGCTCTAGAACATTTAATTACCTTGGCTCAAACAATTGAGAAAGAAGGTAATGGATTAGGTGATAAATAAAATGGATAATTTACCTAGACAAACACAAGAAGAAAAAGATTTTTGGTGTGAGGAATATGAATGTGCAATAATGTTTCTTGATGCTAAAAAAGTAGCTAAAGAAGTTAATAACAAAGAACTTTCTTTAATAGGGCGTATTAAATTATATGCTGGAACATTTGATTACTCTTCTGATAAATGAAACAATTATTTATATGGTTTTACTGGTTCTATGTATTATCAGCTAAGTGTAATCACACACCTAGTCCTTGGATTATGAGAGAATTAGGTATGGGTAAGTTTAAATGTTGTACTAAATGCGGTAAAGTTTTGGAGTTAATTTAATGGAACTATTAATTAGTATAGGTATTATATATTTTAGTTTACAGTTCTTAGTTCACTTTTGTTCTGAATACAAGCACATGAATGATACCGATGAATAATAAATGTAATCATGTTTGGTTTAATACTAATCAAACTAAAAGAGAATGTATTAAGTGTTCTTGTACAGAATTCTTACTATATTACAGTGGTCGCTTTCACTGGCTGAAAGCCAGTAAGGTATATTTATGAGTAATGAAATAACATTAGAACAGTTTAAGGATGTACTTCCTAAGCATGTTAAAGCAGGTATATCGGATGATGTAATTGATTCTATTAATCTAGCTATATCTACTTCTGAGTTAAGAGAAAACTTTAGAGATAATTTACTTAGTTATACTTCTGTTATGAAGGATGGTAAGTTTAAAATTGATTGTTATATTAATGCAGTAAAATATGTATCTCTTAAGTTACTTGGTTCAAGTAATGTAGATGCTTACTTAAAGACATTCCCTGATAAACATCAATGGTTCTTAGCTCAGAATACTTCTAGTAAAGATATTAGTGCTTATGTTGCTGCATACAATAAAACTAAATTAGTTAATCTTATCTTTGCACAAACACTTGTACCATTTCATGTGTTAAATGCTGATTTATATCAGAAAGCTTTAAATGTACAATCTGATTTGATGTTTAATGCTAAGTCTGAATTAGTTAGAAGTCAAGCTGCAAGAAGTGTAATGGAAGCTTTAAAACCACCAGAAGACGTTAAGCTTAATATTGATATTGGTTTAAAGAAGGATAGTGCTATTGAAGCTATGAGACAATCTTTAGCTGAATTAAGTGCTATGCAATTAAAAAATATTCAATTAGGTGTTTCTAGTGTTAAGGATGTGGCTCACTCGAATTTGATTATTGAAGGAGAGTTTACAGATGTTTAATGTTGTGTTAGTCTACTTTCATTTTCATAAGGAATTCTAATGAGTACAAAAGTTGCTCCTGAGTCACTACTTGAAGCATTAAAGCAAATATTAGCAACACCTTTACCTGTAAGTATTAGTGGTACTGTTAGTTTAAATCCTGATACATTGGCTACAAGTCAATCTAGTTACATAGTTATAACAGCAGGTACTGGATACTCTATTGGTGATCATGTTACTGCTACTATGTGGTGGGATGTAACTAATATTACTAATCCAGCTTTCTTAATTGCTGCATATTATAATTGGAATACTGGTTTAGAAATTAGCCCTAATATTGCTCACCTGAGCCAAGTACAAGAAGATGGTTTAACATCTACTCAATTACTTGCTGCTGGTTTAGCTACATCTATAAAGCAGGATACTACTAATGCTGCTCTTGTAAGTTTGTTACCTCAAACAAGAATATCTACAGCAGCATTAGCATCCAGTTTAGTTGCTAAAGCTTCTTCAGGTATTTTATACAGTATTTCAGGTACAAATACCAAAGCTTCGTTACAATATATTCAAGTACACAATACTATTTCTTTACCTGCTGATGGTGTTGTACCTGTATCTTCTTTTATTGTACAACCTAACTCTTCTTTTAGTTTTGATGTTGCAGGACTTGCTGGATATATACATAATACAGGTATTGTTATTTGTAACAGTTCAACCTTAGCAACTAAGACTTTAGGCTCTGCTGATTGTTGGTTTGAAGTAGGGATTAGATAATGTTTAATAATCCAATACCAGGTTTAGCAAGATGGGTAGAGAGTGAAACTCTTTATTCTGGGAAGTATTACACCAGACTGTTAGTTAGTTCTGCACAGACTAATGTAGATGCGATTATTAGTCCTAAAGGGTCAGGAGCATTTAGCTTACAACAAGCTGATGGAACTGCTACTGGCGGTGAGACTAGAGGGCTATACGCAGTAGACCTAAGTCTGGGTAGAGCTAATCCTCAGGCTGTTGCTAGTGGCTATCATGCACTTAATAACGGATTTAATGGTAAAGCTAACAATGACCACACGGTTAATCTTGCTTACTATGGAGTAGCTAGCGGAATTCGGGCATTCAACGCTGGGGCTAGTGGTTATTCAACAGGCTTATCATCATTTAATACAGCATCAGGAGGTACATCAAGCGGTGACTATTCATTTAATAGTGGGTATAGATGTTCATCTATTATGTATGGAGAAAGTACACACGGAAGTGGGTATTTTACAACATCTGGAGATGCTCAGCGTCGCGAACTAATAGTTAGGGCTAACACTACCGACACAACTCCAGTTAATCTAACATCCGATGGCAGTATATCAGGAACGCTTAATCAGCTTGTTTTACAAAATAACCAGTCTGTAACCGCACAGGTTTTAGTAGTTGCTAAGAAGTCAGGCACAACAGCATCTACAGCACACTTTAGATTGACAGTATGTGCTAGTCGTGGAACATCTGCTGGAACTATAGTGCTACATACTACCCCAGTTATTGAAACATTATGGAATCCAGATAGTGCGGTAATAGCAGTAACAGCTGATACATCTAACGGGGCAATAACTTTTACAATTACGACACCAGCGGGTAACTGGCATACTGTTGCCGATGTTTTCGCTATTTCAACAATTTTTGCATAGAGGCTTTTATGGGTATTTTACGAACGGTTACAGACAACAACGGCGATGAAATAATAGGTGCATACAGCAAGATAACATCTCAATCAAGCAACAACGCCAAAGATAAAACCAACTTCACTTATCAAGTTGAGACGTGGAAAAACCAAATCGCTTATGAGACTGGGAAGCCTTGTATTCAGTCACTCAACCATCGTGATGAAGTAATGATGGTTGATTTAGTTAGTGTTGATATTGCAGGGATTTATCATCATTTAATGCAACACGACCGCTACAAGGATGGGGTGATGGTGTGAATACCGATCATCCTAACAACATAGCAACATGGTTATCTGGAAAAGTAGCGGGATTCAAGTTTAATCCGTTATCGCCGTCGTGGGGATGGAGTGATTTAAAAGGTGTTTATACAGCTCCTACAGGAGGTGGTGCAGCTCCTTCAGTAGAAAACTTTGATGGTGATAGTGATCTTGGTTTTAATGCTACAGATACTATGACATGGAAATTTCATATTGAGCATATTGATCTGTCAGGTGGAGATAAATATCTTCATATCCATGTTGGAATAGCATCAGGTACTGTAGCAAGCGGTAATAACTTAGTTCTTAGTGCAATTGTGCAACACAGATACCATAATCTACTAGGCAGTGGTGAAACATTACGAACTGGTTTAGAAACTAATAAGGTATTTACCTTTACATTAACACCTGCTGAACTTAATTCTACTGCTGGTGAAACTTGGGTTGTAGAGCAATTAGTAGCACAATCAGGAGGAAGTGCTTCATTATTGAATTCTGATAATTGGCTTACTGATGATGATGTTACTGTAACAATCACAGTTACAACATTACCAACATTATCAGGTGGAACTTCACAGAAATTTAGATTTCCTCACTGTGATATACACAGAAATGTAACTTCTTCAGGTACATTTAGAAGATTCTTTACTAACTTATCCTTTAATTAAACACTTTTTATGTCTGATCCAACAACACTAATAACACAAGCTAAGGATGTAAACGAATTAGCTTTAGGGATGTTAGCCATAATTCTTTTAGGATTTTCTTGGGTAGTAATTAAGTTTTTTGAGATAGGTAAAGCTCAAGATTTAAAAGATACTCAAAACTTAGAACGATTGGAGTTAGTATCTAAAACACATACAGAACAAATTGAGAGAATTCATTTAGAACATAGTAATAGAATTGAAAGATTAATTGAATCCCATAGATTAGAGGTTTCTACCACTCTTGATAAATTATCTGTTACTTTACATGAGTTACAGATAGCAATTGAAAAGAGAACTATTCATATAAGAAATGAACCCTAAAACAGTTGTAGAACATTTAAATAATATCTCATATAAAGAAGATACTGCTTATGTACCTTCTTTATTTGCACTTGAGTTTATTAATTTTATAAAACTTGTAAATGGTGAAACAGGAGAAGAACATAAAACTCCTGTAATTCATTTTAAGATGTTAGATACAATCCAAGGTAAAGAAACAGATATTATAAATATGCTCTTTAGAGGTAGTGCTAAGACTACTCTAATGGCAGAGTATCTAATTCTTTATATCGGCACTTATGGTTCAATACCTAACTTTGGTAAGATTCCTTTAGGTCTTTATGTTTCTGATTCCATTGAAAATGGTGTTAAGAACATGAGAAAGAACTTAGAATATAGGTGGCAAAACAGTTCTTTCTTACAAGAATATATACCTTCTACAAGGTTTACAGATGTTAGGTGGGAGTTTGTTAATGCTGATGGTGTGGTGACTGTATTCAAAGGATATGGAGCTAAGACAGGTGTTCGTGGAGCTAAAGAGATGGGTCAAAGACCTTATTTAGCAATCTTAGATGACTTAGTTTCTGATGAAGATGCTAGGTCAGTAACAGTTATTGCAAGTATAGAAGATACTGTCTATAAAGCTATTGACTATGCTTTACACCCTACTAGAAGAAAAGTAGTTTGGAATGGTACACCATTTAACTCAAGAGATCCTTTATACAAAGCAGTAGAATCAGGTGCATGGAAAGTAAATGTATTTCCTGTATGTGAACAATTCCCGTGTACTAAAGAAGAATTTAATGGTGCTTGGGAAGACAGATTTACTTATGAATATGTACAAGAGAAATACTCTAAAGCACTTAAAGCAGGTAAGATAGATACCTTTAACCAAGAGTTAATGTTAAGAATTATGAGTGATGAAGATAGACTTATTACTGATTCAGATATTAGATGGTTTAAAAGAGAATCTGTATTAAAGAATAAAGGAATATTTAACTTCTATATTACTACTGACTTTGCTACAAGTGAAAAGACATCTGCTGACTTTAGTGTAATATCCGTATGGGCATATAATGCTAATGGTGATTGGTTTTGGGTAGATGGTATATGTAAGAAACAAACTATGGAAAAGAATGTAGATGAACTCTTTCGTTTATCTCAAATGTATAAACCTCAACAAGTAGGTATTGAAGTTACAGGTCAACAAGGAGGATTCATCCAGTGGATTGAAGGAGAGATGATGACTAGAAATATATGGTTTACTATTGCTAGTGATAACAACTCTTCTAAACCTGGAATAAGACCTAACACTAATAAAATGCAAAGATTTAATATTGTTGTTCCTTGGTTTAAAACTCATAAGATTTACTTTCCAGAAGAGTTAAAGTTAGAACCAACAATAGTAGAAGCTATGGATGAGTTAAGATTAGCTAGTGCTGGAGGATTTAAATCTAAACATGATGATTTCATAGATACTATTAGTATGCTTGGTTCATTAACTGCATGGAAACCAAGTCAAGATATTCCTGCTAAAGAATCTACACAAACTTCTATATGGGAACTTGACATACCAGAAGAAAGAAACTACATTAGTTCATATATTGTATAGGACATTAAATGAAAGTAAGTGACTTTATAACATTAGTTAAAGATGGTTCTTTACATCAAACAACAGTAACTCAAGATAGTTTAATACAATTTATTAATCTTGGTTTACAAGAAGTATATGAGAAGTTTAGTTTAAAGAATAAGACAACAACTATTACTTTAACTTCAGCTACTTCATATACTCTACCAACCGACTTAACCAGTATTGATTCTATTTTATCTGCTGGACAGTATTATAGAAATGATGTTGGAACTATTGTAGAGCTTAGTGAAGATTTTGAAGTAGGTATTAATGTTAGTTATGATAAGTACAACAGTGTATTTATTGATGATAATATTACTTTAAAAGTACCTAACCCAATTGTAGGTCAAATACTTACTATTGATTATAGAGCTACTCCTGTAGAAGTTACAACATTAACTCTTACAACAGAATTACCTTTAGCAAACCAGTATATTAATCCTTTAATGTTATATGTTACCTATCTTGGTTTCTTACAGAATGGTGGAGCTAATGCTGTAGATGTTAAATCTTCTTTAGCTCTTTATGATAAAGCATGTGAATCAATACTTATGTCAGGTAACTATATTAATTCTTTTGGTTTAAATAATAAATTTTATGATAGAGGATTTGTATAATGACTACAGCTTCTGAATATTATGCTTTAGCTTTACAAGCTTCTTTAGATGCAGAAGCTAGTGCTATATCTGCTGAGTCATCTGCTCAAGGTGCTTATACAGCTGCTGCTCCAACAGAATTTAGTGAAAAGTATTTAGGTACATTTCCAACTGATCCAGTATCAAGTATTGAAGGGTCTCTTTATTGGAATTCTACAACTAATTTATTTAAAGTTTGGGATGGTACTACTTGGGAAACAGTAATTGTTTCTTCTTTTGATGGTGATATTACTGGAGGTAGTGCTAATACTCCTCAAGATAGAATTCACTTAAGAAGTGATATTGCTGCTAACTGGATAAGCTTTAATCCAATACTACAATCTAATGAGATTGGTTTAGAATCTGATACTAAATACTTTAAGTTTGGTGATGGTGCTACTGTTTGGAATAGTTTAGTTTATCCTGGATTACCTAAATCAAGAATTACAGGTATTGAGAATATAGATAATACTTCTGATACTAATAAGCCCGTAAGCACATTACAAGCTACAGCAGATGCTTTAGTATTAACTACAGCTAATGCTTACACAGATACTGCATTACTTGATTACTCTAGGGATAGAGGTACTTATAATCCATCTACTAATCTATTTCCTGCTACAGGAGATATTCTTAAAGGAGATTGGTATAGATATACTGGTTCAGGTACTCAAGGAAGTCTTACAGTACAAGCTAATGATCAGCTAAGAGCATTAGTTAATAATCCAGTACAAGTAGAATCTGATTGGTTAATTACACCAAGTAAAGCCAATACAATCTTACCTTACATAGTAGGTACATTTATTCCAGGAAGACCTTTAGCAGAAGCTATAGGATTACTTCATGTATTTACAAATGTAGTTACATTTCCTATTGGTTTAACTGGTAGTAAAGCTATATGTAAAACACCCAGCACAGTAGCCAAATCATTTAAGATTTATTATGAATATCTTTGGATTGGTTCAGTAGATTTTGCTATTGGAGCTTATGAAGGTACATTTACATTTTTAGATGAAACTATTTATCAAATAGGTGATGTACTACAAATTCTTGCACCTGAAGTAGCTGATGCTACTTTAGAAAACATAACAATATCTTTATACGGAACACGATAAACATGAAATATAGTGAAGCTTTAAGAAATAGTATTAATGACCTTGGTTTAAAGGTTAATATGACTTTGTTTGGTGTATCCTTTTATGGACCAGCTACAAACATTACAACTACAATTCCTACACTACCTACAGACTTAGCTGTAGCTAACTCAAATATTCTCTTAGCTACCTTTACAGTTAATAATGCTGGTACTGGTATGACTTGGGATAGTTCATCTCAAGGAAGTATTGCTAGAGCTGCTGCTGAGAGTGTATCAGGTACTTGTTTAGCTGCTGGTTATCCTAGATTTGCTAGAATACACTTAATTACCGATACTAATGGTAATGCTTTAGATACAAGTAAACGTAGAATACAAGGTACATGTGGTACATCAGGTACAGACTTTATATTAGATACTACATTCTATCCTATGGTATTAAGTACAGTTTATCCGTTAGGTAACATTGTTAATACCCTTGGTTTAGGAACATAAGTGAATAATTGTTCTTGTTATTTTTGGAAAGAAAAGGTTAATACCTGTTGTTCTGAAGAATCATCAGGAACACTTAACTATGATGGTACTATTGATGTATTTGATTCATCTACAGGATTACAAGGAAGTATATCTAAAAGTTTAGTATCTCAAGCAATAATTGCTAGAGGTACAAATGGATGTGATACAAGCCCTATTGATGCATGTTTAGCTGCAAACGATATAACAATTAGTGGCGGAGTTGCTAATAAAGATTATCCTCCAAGCTCAGTGCTTGGTGATTACAGACTTACATCAAGAACTAATGATAATATTAACGCAAATTCAGTATCATTACAGACTGCATATGCTGTATTTTTTAGTATGTTTGCTGGATATTCCCCAGAAATGAAACCACCTGTACTTTCGTCTGGAACTTATTATTATAATTTCTGGGGCATAGGGGTATATGACGGAGGTGTACCTAATAATCACGGTTACTGGGCTACGACTACTAACATAACACAAGAACATCCAGAAGGTGGAACACACCCAATGTCTGCATCTAGCTTTTATGATGCAATATCTCCTTGTTTACAAACAGCTTCTGAAAGTGAATTGTATTCTTTAATGGTAGATTGTACAACAGGAGATTTATTCCCTTTTATTGCAAGTGAATTGTCATGATTAATAAGTTAGTAAAAGAATACTCTTTTGAAACAGTGATACCTAATTCTTATCAAGAATTTCTTCCTGGATATAGTTACTTTAAAGATGCTTCACAAGCAGCTCTAACATCTTCAGGACAAACGTATGTAGCTTCAGTTTTAAGCAATAGAGGATATAAAGTATCTCCTTCAGATTTAATAGTATCTGGTACTACAAGTTCTTACATTTTTGGTATTAGTTATAGAACAACATCTGGATATGATATAGATCCTAGTACGGGTAATGAAGTTTATAAACCTATTGGATGGTATATTCAGTTTGGTTATATTCCTCTTAAAATAGGTGGATATTCAATACCTGAAAGTATTCACACAACAGTAAATAGGTATTTTGATACCCCACCTACAGGAGGTACAGTTAATGTTCCTGGTTCATGGACTACAGTTACACCAGAACCTTATGAACAAAAAGTTCCTATTGTAGGTTGGAATGGTGGAGCTATATCATCAGGAATGTTTACTTCTACAGGTACTGCTTCATTCTCTATTGGGTATAAGTCTGTAGGAGCGTTTACTGGATTATGTGAGCAAAACATAGCAATACAAGATCAAAGATACGAAAGAATTAAATATGCTATATATACACATTTAGGTATTTATTCTGTTTATATAGATAATGTAAAGAAGACAGTAGATAGTTCTTTTGTAGAAGAAGACGTATTTAAAATAGTTGTTAGTAAAACATTAGTAGCATTCTATAAGAATGATTTATTAATCTATTCTGAAACCAAGATAGATAATAATACTGTTTATGTTTTAGATTGTAGTATGTACTACTCTAATGACTCTATCTTAAATGCTTCTATTGATGTTAGCACAACACTTGATAGTTACTCTAGTGCTTCAGGTACTTTAACTTATGTAGGTGATGGAATATCTTATAATTATTCTATAGGACAAGGAGAATTATCTTATACAAGCGTTGGTTCTAATCTGGTAGAAGTAGAATTTACCCAAGAGTATTCTGGTATAGGTATAAGCTATAATTACTCAATAGGTATTGGTTTACAAGAATATACTGGACAAAGTTATAATTATCCAAGTAGAATAGAAGGAACACTTACATATACTGGATTTGGTATATCTAAGAATCATTCTGTAGGTCAAGGAAATTTAGCTTATATAGGATTAGGTGAAGCAGGAGGAATAATTCCTACAGTACCTCCGATAGGTTTAGGTTATATGGTTTATACAGGATTTAGTAGAAATGTTTATATCTTACCACCACAAATATTTGTAAATTCATGATAGAAGACGAAGATAACGATAACGAAGTTTTAGAAGAATCTAAATTGGCTAAGTGGAAGAATGCTCCTAATTTAGATGATTTAAAAGCTGACTTAACATCTGCATTATCAGACCATGATATACATAAATCTGATGTAAGTAGATGGTTAGATAATCTTAATATTACTGGTTCTGCTAAAATTGATAATGGTAAAAAAAGAAGTAATATTGTTCCTAAGTTAATTAGAAAACAAGCTGAATGGAGATATGCTGCTTTAAGTGAACCATTCTTAAGTACAGAAGATTTATTTAATACTGATCCAATTACATTTGAAGATAAGAAGTCTGCTATACAAAATGGATTAGTATTAAATAATCAGTTCAATACTAAAATAGATAAGACTAAGTTTATTGATGAATATATTAGAACTGCTGTAGATGAAGGTACTGTTATTGTTCGTACTGGGTGGGATTATGAAGAAGAAGTAATTGAGGAAGAAGTTCAAGACTTTCAATTCATACCTAATAATGATCCAGCTTATATACAACAATTACAAGTATTGGCTCAAGGTCAACAAGATGATCCAATAAACTTTAGTCAAACAGTTCCTCGAGAGTTTCAACAAGCATTACAATTGAGTATGGAATATGGTACACCTATGTTCCCACAAAACATTGGTTCACATATTGAAACTAAAGAGAAAGTAATTAAGAATTGTCCTACATTAGAAGTTATTAATTATAATGATGGTATCGTAGATCCTTCATGTAGAGGGAATATGGATAAAGCTCAATTCTTTATCTATAGATTTGAAACATCTAAATCTGAATTACAGAAAGCTGGTATATACTCTAACTTAAATGAAATTGAAGATGCTGGTAATGATGTTCTTGAAGGAGATAATTACAATAGAGAACAGTATTCTTTTAGATTTAAAGATAAGCCAAGACAGAAATTAGTAGCTTATGAATATTGGGGATATTGGGATATTGATGGTACTGGTATTGTTAAACCAATTGTAGTTACTTGGATTGGTTCTACCATCATTAGGCAGGAAGAAAATCCATTTCCTGATAAAAAATTACCTTTTGTATTAGTACAATACTTACCTGTTAGAAAGAGTATTTACGGTGAACCTGATGGTGAGTTACTAGAAGATAATCAAAAGATTATTGGAGCTGTAACTAGAGGTATGATTGACATCATGGGTAGAAGTGCTAATGCTCAACAAGGTACTAGCAAAGATGCTTTAGATGTAACTAATAAGAAGAAATTTGATAGAGGTGAGGATTATGAATTTAATCCAGGAAGACATCCTAGTGAAGCATTTCACATGGCTGTATATCCAGAGATTCCACAATCAGCCCAATACATGATTAATATGCAGAATATGGAAGCTGAGTCTATTACAGGAGTTAAATCATTCTCACAAGGTATTGGTGGACAATCATTAGGTAATGTAGCTGTAGGTGTTAGAGGAGCATTAGATGCTGCTTCTAAAAGAGAATTGGGTATATTAAGAAGATTGGCTCAAGGTATTATTCAGATAGGTAGAAAATTTATATCTATGAATGCTGAATGGTTATCTGAAGAAGAAGTAATTAGAATTACTAATGAAGAGTTTGTTACTGTAAGAAGGGATGATTTAGCAGGTAATATTGATATTAGTTTAACTATATCTACTGCTGAGGCTGATGAACAAAAAGCTCAAGAATTAAGTTTTATGCTTCAAACTATGGGTAATACAATGCCACAAGATTTCAGTCAAATGATTCTTGTAGAGATTGCTAAACTAAGAAAGATGCCAGACTTAGCTAAAAAGATTGAGAAGTATGTACCTGAACCTCCACAACCAGATCCATTACAAAAAGCTCAATTACAATTAATACAAGCTCAAATACAAGAGATTCAAGCTAAGATAGCTGAACACCAAGCACAAACTCAATTAGAGTATGCTAAGATAGGTACAGAACAAACCAAGGCTAAACAAATGGATGCTTTAGCTGATAAGACAAATCTTGACTTTGTTAATGATGAGTCAGGTGTATCACATCAAAGAGCTATAGAAACTGTTCAAGCACAAGCACAAGGTAATATTGCTTTAGAACAAGCTAAACATCAACAAGGAATAGAAAAAGGTTTATTGGATCATGAATTAAATAAAGATTTAGAGTCTAATAAACATCAAATGAATTTACAAAATAAAGTATTAGATCATGCTTCAAGTATGGATCAGATTAAAGCTAAACCACAACCTTCTAAAGGAACAAAATAATGAAAGGTAAACAACCATCTAAACCAATGCCTAAACCAGGCAAATCTAAAAAGTGTTAAGGAACTTATAATGGAAACAAAACAAAGTATTGCTTTTAAACAAAATCAAAATGCACTATCTTCTGTAGAAGATAATATTACTGCACATGCAGGTGGTACTCAAGCTGCTGCATTAGCTTTAGATGCAACTAAATCAGTACATAATATAACTACAGTAGCTACTGCTACTGATTCAGTTAAATTACCTTTAGCTGTAGGTTCAGGTAAACAACACATGGTTAATAACTCAGGAGCTAATTCTATGAAGTTATACGGTGATGGTACAGATACTATTGATGCAGTTGCTACTGCTACAGGTGTTAGTATTGCTGCTGGTAAAGCAAGATTACTTACAGATATTGGTGTAGGTAAATGGATTAGTTTGTTAGGTGCTTAATAATTATTTTATCTCATAAGAAGACACAAGAAATGCGTAAAGAAATTGAAGAACAAATTAAAGAATTAAAAGAAATTACAGCTTTAAGAGATTCACTTACTAAGTTAGAAAAGAATAAAGATTTTCAAAAGGTAATCTTTCAAACTTACTTTGATAAAGAACCTACTAGATTATCAATGATTAGACCTTCTGTTAATAAAGAAAATCAAGCACATGTTGATGATGCTTTTAAAGCAGTTGGTTTACTAAAATTATTCTTTGATATGGTTCTAAATAAAGGTGAACAAGCAGAAACTGAAATTGCTAAGCTTACAGAAGAGTTAAATAATATTTCTGGAGAAGAAATCTAATGAGTGAAGAACAAGATATTCAAGTTGAAGATGTTCCGCAGGAACAAGACTTCCTTAATATGTCTGATGAAGAATTAGATGCAGTTGATATTAGTTCTTTGGGTAAAGATACTTCAGAAGATGCTCAGGAAGACACCTTAGAAGCTGATACAGACATTTCTTCTGATGAGGAAGAACCTAGTGTAGAAATAGACTATAAGGCTGAATATGAGCGTATTACAGCTCCATTTAAAGCTAATGGTAAAGAAGTACAAGTAAAGTCTATTGATGATGCTATTCAGCTTATGCAAATGGGAGCTGATTATCAACGTAAGACTACAGAGATTAAACCTCTTCGTAAGATTGGAGAGAAGTTAAAACAGAATGGTTTGTTAGATGAGGAACAACTTAATTTCTTGATTGACCTTAAGAATAAGAATCCTCAAGCTATACAAAAGTTATTAAAAGAAAGTGGTATTGATCCTTTAGATATAGATACTTCAGAAGAAGTAAACTATAAACCAAACAACTACCAAGTAGATGATAAAACAATAGAGTTGAATGATGTACTGGATTCTATCCAACATACTCCTCAGTTCGACACTACAGTAAAGATTCTTGGTTCACAATGGGATCAACAAAGTAAAGAATATTTAAGTGCTAATCCTCAAACAATAGTTATTTTGAATGAACAAATTGGTAATGGTATTTATGACACTATTACTAAAGAAGTCTCAAACCAAAGAATGTTAGGAAGACTTAATAATGTATCTGATTTAGATGCTTATAGAACTGTAGGTGATTGGCTTAATGAGCAAGGTGCATTTAATAAAGCACAACCTCAACAACAACCTGTTACTGCATCTATACCTACTAAACCAGTACAAGATAACAAACAAAAGAAACAAGCAGCATACATTACTTCACGTCTACGATGAGTAGCCAATTGCACATCAGAATCAAATAATTCTGATTCTTCACTCCACTGAGTATAGAAACCATACTTAGCAAATGTACCTGTAAGCTTAATACGTTTAGAACCAACTCTATTTACATAACCACCTAACTCACCTAATACAGGCATTTTAGATGTAATGTAAGTAGGATCTTTAGAACTACCATACAAGTTACCAGCACCATTAACAGAAGCATTCTCTGTAATAACCCAAGGAGGAGTTAATGCAAGCAGTGCTGCTTTAGTAGTAGCATAATCAGTATCAAACACACCTAAGCGTTTAAAAATATCTACTGCTTTAGCTTTAGCATTAGCAATAGCTGTAGCATCAACAGAAGCATGATTACCTACTGCCCAGTAAGATACCCATTCATTTCCTACATTCTTTAATGCAGGGTCTTTAATCTCAATAGTTGATTCAAAACTGGTAGTTAAACCATTTGCATCAATACCTTGATCGTTAATGTTAATGTCACTTAACAAAGGCATATAGTGATAAAACTCAATAGTTTTACCTTTGTTTTTAG